GCGGGATGTCCCAGAAAAGATAAAGGGCCGCAAGAGCGACCCTCTGTCCGAATAGACAAACGTGGAATCTGTAACCCGTCAGATAACCTCAATCTGGCCCTCGGGGTTTTCAGATAAAATGTCCTCGTTGGAACGGTAAACCTCCACGACAACACCCTCGCCGACACGCTGTATCTTCACTGACAGTGAATCGACGGTAATCCAGCAGAACGAATGTTCAGCTGCCAGGGTGTAGTCAGTGCCATCGTGGAAACTCGTGGGAGCAACCTTCGAAGCGGCCCCGTCGAGCGCGAGTGCTTCCCCCATAATGGGTAGGTCAGCGACGCCTTTCACTCGACCCTCCAGATTCTGAACAGCCCGTTGGGCATTTCCTTCCCGTTGGCTTCGATGTGCGTTGTTTTCCGGCACACAAACCGCCAATCCTTATTGTGTCGAGCCGCCCACGTTTTTGCGGAGTTCAGCAACGATGCATAAGATGCGCCCACAATTGAGTTACCGACTTTCATCTGCCCCCATGGATATTTTTGATTGCCGGCCCCTTCGGGCATCGGCACATTTTTCTCAATCTCGTATCTTTTTATCGCCTTCATGGTTTTTCCTCTGTTTTCTCCAAAGCCAGATTGTCGTATATTTTCACATACTTAATCAAGGCGTTTTTCATACTTTTTATAGTAAGCTCGAACGTCCCGATCCAACGTCCTCAACCGTTTTTCAGCACGCTCCAGGCCAGCACGATGCTTGAACAGTCGCTTTTCGGTCGCCGCCTTGTTCGACAACAATCGCCGGTAGTGCTCCACCACTTTGTCTGTTTTTTCCTGGACCGGAACCGGCGGAGCTTCCGTCTTGACCCAGCCGTGCCCAATAACGAATTGAGCGCACTGCCGTTCAAGTCGAAGGTGCTCTTCCCCGTGGGGTTTTCGTCCGTGCATCCGGTTCAGCCAATGCGACCAGTCGTGGACGAGGTGCTCCCACCCCTTCGTACAATTTATAGCTAAAGTCCCCTCGCGAACCCATGTATACCGATTGCCGCTACTAAATCGAATTTCATAGGGCCATCGTCTGTAGGGGAATTCGCGCTTGAATAATGCCTTCAAGGCTTTAACCGCGTCCTGCGGCCAGACATTGTGAATCCCATCTTGTGGGGCTTCCGACCAGACCTTCGCCAGGATTCGATTGTAGTCACGGGTTATTTGAGTCATTGCTTGCCCCCTTCTGTTTTCTTTTTACTGCCACCCTTTTTTTAGAACGATAACCTCTTCGCAAGGCATCAAGTTCCTGGGCTGCTTTGTCGTGCGAACTTATAAAACGGTCATACCACTCGATCAGCTTAAACAAAATAAACACTCATTTCTCCCAATCATTTCGGTCCCTCGATTATATGCGATTCCCCGCTGACAGTCGAGAAAAAACAGCATCCCAATCGACGGGAAATTGCCATTTTCCAGCCGGCGTAATTTTCTTCATACCACGCTCAACAAGGTCTACCGCTTGGCTCCCCGAGAACAAGAAAACAAAATCCCCGTCAGGTCGCTGCTGCCGGACCAAAATCCAGACAGAAGCGCCAACGCGAGAGTATCGAGTTAGAAAGGATACTTGCTGGGAAGACAGCCGCACCGAAAACGCGGTGCAAATTTTTAATTCGACAAGATGAAATCGTCCAGTTTCGTCAGCCAGGAGGACATCCGGCAAGCCTGGAGTTGAGGCCCCTTCAATTCGAGTCGCTAACCACCTCGGTCGCGTCTTCTTCAGTTGTGTCTTTAATGACCTCCAAAAACTCGCCTCTCGACTTCCTGACGCTTGGGGAAGTCCGGGGGGCCCGATCATATGTGCTCCTGATTTCGTTTAAGGCTTTTTTCACATCTTCTACATTCATCTGATCAATCGTCCCGTGTCGAACCTCTGAGCGATTGACATAAATGTCCCCACGGGCCTGACCTCTCCGGTATTCTGCCTGGACCGCCGCCGAATAGGCTTTGTCTTCGATAGCCTGATTTCGAATGGTCGCGAGTGTCCGAATGTGGTTTTTGTAATTTACAGCATACTTCTCATCCAATTCGTTGCGATAGACCCGGATGGCCTTGCAGACGTGCGGATACAAGTTGGGGTTGGTTAGCTCACTTGCGCGAACATGGGATGACTTCTCGCCATACCCCGCCTGCCTCGCGGCTTCCCGGAGTGTGATTTGGCCATCGCTTGAGCAGAGGATTTTGACAAAAAGCTCCTGCTTTCTCGTCAACGGCCGGTCTTCCTTGCTCTCCGGAACCTTTCTCGAAGAAGGCCTTTTCCGCCGGAGGTTCTTTCGTTCAGCGTCCGGGATGAGATAGCGGTGTTTTGTAGGCATCCGAATAATCCGATAGTGATTATCCGTAATTTTGACAGAAACCTGAAAGTTTCTCTATATACAGTATTTCTGGAAAACCAAAAATAAAAAAAAGTTTTTTTTGAACCCAGTAACGACCCCAGGATCTCCTGTTTCCGTTACACTAGCAGAATAGAGGTGTAACCACGAAAATGTAACCACAAACCCTTATAGACAAGGGCTCTCAGGGCAGAGTTACACGGTTACACCGGTTACGCCTGTTTTACGTGTTTTGGTTTTGTTTTTTTTTTCTAGAAATACTCTATATAGAGTAACTTCAGCCGCGCAGGATTCTATTCCACGCCGCCAGGACCGTACCGTGGTCCGTGGCCCGTGGCCCAATAGTCGTTACACGGCACAAAGGACACGTGGTCCGGGGCTCACGAACCACCTTTTCTTCAATAATTTCAACGGCTTGCTTCCACGATAGTTCTTCGGTCATTTTCCTGTTCCTTTTTGACGACGTAGTCATGTTCGATGATCCCTAGCTCGCGGTTGCCAACAAGCTGCTCTCCAATCCATTTTCGCTTAGTTGTGCCGTCACGATAATGATACGTGGACCAGTGACCTCGCCGGGTGTGCTGTCGCTTGGGACTCCCGGTGCCTTTGAATAGCCGCGCCGGCACAATGACGCCATCGGGCTTGGGTATGTCAATTTCGATAACGCGCAATTCGTTTTTTGGGAGTTTTCGTAGGTGTAGCCACTTGGTTTTCTTGCTCCTGGCGATGGGCTGGGCCTGTTCGATAACGTGCAGATCGTAGTTAATGAGCGCGAGCAGCGTGTTCAGGAACTTGAAATCTCCGCGTATCATTTCCAGCGCGTTCAAGGTGCCGTCAGGGTTGTACTCAAAAGGGCGTTGACCGTTCCAAGCTCCCCCTGAGATATGTCCCATCAAGGAGCACACTGTGTAAGGAAGAACTTCCAACCGTTCACCCAAGTAGTTAACGTATTTCGTCCCAAAGCACTTTAAGAAATGCTCTTTCTGATCTTCCATTACGCCCTCGGGAATCCATGCCGCCGCGAGCGGGGGTTGTCCGCTTCTCGCTGTAAGGAAGGGGTTGAATCCATAGAGATGAGCAAATACTTTGTTACCTCCGATAACCGAAGCGAGGCCACAGCTACTGGCCTGCGGGGGTATCGTAGCGTCATCCCAACTCCAAGGCTCGTCGCCAAATTGGTACAGCCAGGAAAAAGGGCAGCGGGTCACTAAAGAAAGGCTGTCGCTCCACGACTCCCAGCCCATTCGACGCGGTCCAAGTTCCGTGCTATTAAAACTTACATAGGCAGTGTACTGATGGGCGGGCGCTGTCTGGTCGCGTACGCGGATAAAAGGATTTGGGCCTGAGGCTGACGTTGAAAACGAGGTGATGTGATAGCCCACCCTTTTGCAGTCATTCGACAAGTCAGGTTTCAGGACAAACGGTGTGTCAGGCGTGTTCGCTATGTTTTTTTTTCGCGACTCGGAATAGCCAGAAACCTCTCCATAAAGCTCATAAACGCACTGCTCACGGTACGCTTCGTCCCATTCCAGCCACATATTTCCGAGTGGGGGTATGGCTGAATTTACGGCTCGAACAAAATCTTTGGGAGCCATGAACATCGCATTCACAGCTTCCTTCACGGCAGCGTTGCTGATCGTGAATTTGGTTGCCGCAGACAACTGCCTGCGGCTAGTTTTCAGTAGATAGGCCTTAAGAAACTTATATTGCTTACCGTCAGGCGGTAGGAATCCGGGGCGTTGTCCTACGCTCAAATCGGGAAAATATTTTTCCGGCTTCTTGGCGCTTAACGCGGCCAAAACTTCGTTAAACAGAGCGTCATTCGTTTCCATCTAAGGCCTTGAGTATGTTAATGACCGCTTCCGACAGATTGTCCGGCATCGACGAGGAACCATCGGGGTATACCTCATACAGCGCATCGAGCAACCCATAAATCATTTCCGTTGTTGGTGAATTAAGCGGAAAAAGAAAAAGTGCCGCCTCGCGGCCCTCTTCCCGAAAATTCTCTAATCTAGCGGTTGCCTCTTCCTTGGTGCAGAAAAAATCACTCAGCAGACCTTGTTTGCTTAAGGTACGCCACACAACAATATATTTTTCGGCCAGCATGGTCATTCTGCCAGAGCCAGTACGGCGGCAGGCGCTAAATAAAGTTTAACTTTGACGGTTCCGTCCACGGTGACAATCGTGATCGTTTTCATTGTTGTCTCGGACGCGGGCAAAACTACGTCATTTTCTGTGATTTTAATCACGTCGTGCAGACTTAGCTCTGCCACTGTGCAGGGGATGGGTTCCATGGCGGGTTTTCCTCGTGCTTCATGTTTTGCTTCTTCAACCTCACCGGGAGACATTCTTGCGGCAATTTCATCGGCCAGAAAAACGCAATTCTCGGATTTTTCTTCAGTTTCGGCGGTCAAGGCAAGCCTCAGGGCCAGAACCAAGGCATCGTAATCGCAGGATATATTGCTCATTTTCCTCCTCCTGATAAGAGGGGAGGAATATACAACTCTATGAGAAAATCTGCAATGGCTAAAAAAAGGCCGCACTCACGAGGGTGAAATGCGGCCAATTCCAACTGCGCACTGGCTGGTCGGAACAGCCTGTGGAGAACACTCCCGAACACCTGGAGTGAAACCGGTGCGCTCGGCGGGGGAACTATCTAATGAAGGGGGCTCCCGTCGTGCTCTTCCTGTGCCAGGATGTTTAAAGCTACGCTGATGCTCATGGCAACTACGCCCATTATGGCGTGGGGCGTGGGCGCATCCTCCATCAATTCTTTAAAAACGACAGCCAGGACAGCACCCAGCGCGGGGCAGGTCGCGACATCCTGGCGTCGGCACTCCTCGACCAGCGCCTCGCCCAGCGCGGTCCCTGCGTTGTAGTCTTTTTCAACATCTTCAAACATGAGCCAAGTCTAGCATATTGGTTGACGACTCGTATACAGAAATATAGGATTAGACCTCGAAAAGAGGAAAAAGCTATGTTTATGAAGGACTTTAGAAAACAAAACGAACGCTACCAGAGGCAGCAAAAACACTGGAAGATTTACCTGTGGATCGCCTCGATCACAGTTCTGACCAGTTTGTTTTTAGGAGCACTTTGAAATGTTGGAGTACAGGTATAACCATTACGTCGAGTGTGATTTTTGCGGACAGTTAACACGTGGGCCGATCAGCTACAACGGCGACGTGAAATGCGACAGTTGTAATCGGGTTTTGTCCTCGCAACGGGGAAATGAAGAGTGGAAGAAACAAAAAATAGTGGCCCTTCAAAAAACGGAGCTTCTTAACAAAAAGAAGCAGATCAAACAGCTTGAAAAGGAAATATCGCGGTTGGAGGAAATGATTAACTACAGTGATCGAGAGCCCACCGAGTCGAGTCCTGCTCCTCTTCCTTAGCCGCACCCGTTTTTTCCAGGTACAGTTGGATCCAGACCTTTAGTGTGGCTACGTCGTCGCTATAGACCGTTCCATTCACATGAAGCTGGGCGGCGACGGTCTGTGCAGCGCGTTGCAGGTTTTCTTCAATTGACGACATTTTCCACGGCCTCGACTTCAGATTGAAGGAGTTGCAGGTCGCGTTTGCTCAGGTTTTCTTGTTTCCACGCTTCGAAAATCAGCCGGAGTTGGCCGGAAATGGTTCGCCCTTCGATGCGGGCCAATGCAGCCAATTCGGTGTACACTTTTCGTGTAGCCAGAATGCTTTTCCACTTGGTGGTATCCACGAAAACCTCCTTGAATAGATGATGGGATGCTATCCGATTTTTCCCATAAAATCAACGAGTTTCACCCCAGGAAGGGCCTATTTCAATGTCGCAACGGCTTGGAAGAGCCAGTTCGACCGCAGTTTCCATAATTTTGGCATGTTTTTGTGCCTCTTCCTTGTTCTTAACGGAAAAACACAATTCATCGTGTACCTGTAACAGAGGAATGACGCCTTGTTCAAATAAGAGTTGCATACTCATTTTGACCTGATCCGCGCTGGAACTTTGCAATAATCTATTGAGCGCCTTGTAGGAAAATGCACGTTTTAAGCGACAGGTTGACCCGTGTTCCGCGATTGCTTCTTTGTACGGCAGCGCTTTGTGGAGCTTGAAATCATCGGGCTCCCATAGCTCGAACCTGCATTTGCGCCCCTTCAGGGTCCGTATGGAGCCACTGGCGGTAGCATCGTTCAGTCTCCGCGTCACACCTTGCATCAGCGCACGGACAAAGGGCACATGTTCGTGGTATTGCTTAATAAGCTCCTTCGCTTCGTCCAGATCTATATCCAGTTGGTGCGACAGCTTCAATTGCCCCATTCCATAAATAAGTCCAAGCGAAATTGTCTTCGCTTTTTTTCTTGGGAGCCCCGTCAATTCTGCAACTTTGCTGTAAAAATCTGTCGAAGGATCTTCTTTGTACAGTGCGACGAAGTCTTCAACGAGGGGGAGCGGGCTGTTCCGGCTGTCGCCATATGCTTTTGCATAGTGCAACAGCATGAGCGGTTCCTGTTGGCAAAAATCAACAGACGCCCATTGCTCACCCTCTTCAGGCAAAAAGAGCGAACGGATCAGTGGACCCAGCCACGGGTCGCGGGCCGGAATAGTTTGTAGCGCAGGATTCTGCATAGAGATGCGGCCGCTGACCGTACCGCCGTCGTCACTGCGCAACTGGTTAATGTGGCTATGGACGCGGCCATCACTGCCAATGTGCTTCAGAATATTGGTAAGAAAGGCGCTGTGCGTTTTATTAATTTCACGGGCACGGGAAATAAGCTGCGGTAATTCATGTGGGTGCTCAAACAGGAAAGAGCGCGTGAACGAGGGGGCTCCCTTTTCGGTTCGATCAAATGGAATGTTAAGTTTCTCGAAGGCCTTGGCTATACTCTGTGCCGCCCAGATCTCAACATCACCGCCCGCCATCTTTTTTATTTTACGGTGTAGCTTCTTCTCTTCAGTTATCAATTGCTGTTTGGTCCGTTCGACCCTGTCTATATCAATGCGGATCCCTCGCCACGTCATCTCCAGAAAACAGGGCATCACGCTGGTTTCCAGTTCCCAAATAGCCCACAAATCATCCTGTCCCAGCTTGGTTTTGAAAAAGGTCCAGAGTTCGAGAGCCAGTTCGGCGTCGGTCTGAGCATACTTGGCAATAAACGGGGCAGGGAGCTTCCATAGCTCGGCCTTATGGTCCGTGATGCCAAACTCTTTGGCAGCGGCCACCAAGGTCCGTTCTGATTTTGTTTTGTTCAGGTAGTCGTAGCACAGCGCATTCAGGCTATAGCTGAACCGGTTTTCGTCAATCAGGCCCGCTGTCATCATGGTACAGATGACACGTCCGTTCATTTTTGCATTTTCGCCAAGCCAGCGGCGCAGCCAGCCCCAATCATATTGGGCATTGTGCATAATTTTGTCACAGGGCAGTGCGCATACTTTTTTCATCCACTGCTTGACGAGGCGCTCATCAAGATTACCGCCGCCAAGATGTTTGACGGGCAGGTAACCTGACCAGAATGACGTAGCGATAGCCACACCAACTACGTCGCCGCTATCTGGACGTGCCCAACCAGGACCGTGTGTCTTGAGTTGTGGGTCGCGGGTTTCGAGGTCTATGGCAATTTCCTTGGCCGCGCTCAGGTCAGGTAACTCTGAAGGGGGCACCCACTCAGTGTCCGGTGGGAATAAAATCATTTGCAGTGCGGCATTAGTCATACAACGGGTAGGACAATGCATAATTCTCGCAGCCAACGAGATACAGGGTATTTCGGGTACGTGTGACGGCAACGTAAAATAGTCGGTGCAGATCGTCACCTATATCCTTAGCCGCAGCGGGAGAAATATCCGAGAACAGTACGACATTGTCTGCTTCCCCTCCTTTGGATTGATGTATGGTAGTTAGCTGGATACGGGGTTTGGCGTTAAAACGCTCCCCCTTGCGAAGAAAAGCAATAATATATTCGCGGTCAAGCGGCGGCAGCTTATCCAGCGCATCATGCCAGATGTAATCTGCACCAATCAGTAACCCGTGGGACTCCTGCAATTTGTGTAAGGTGAAGAGTTCTTCCTCCAGGGCCTTTGGTTTTTTATGACCACGAGCAATTCTACCGTCATTTCCACTCATAAATGAGTAAATTGCTTTAACCGTGTGCAGGGATACTTCCCGGTTCTTTCTCAACTGCTCCCAGCCGTTCACTGCTTCGGCAACTCTTTCCTTGATAGAACTCTTATGATTTCGTTCAAACAGGAGCCCCATCGTTTTCAATTCGGCGTCAATGGGAGACAGCATGTAATTAGTGTGCGCGAGAATGAGCCATGAGCCGTGGTCCATGTTCAGGTTAGAAAGGTCATAAAGGTGCTCAATCGCGCCGGGTGCATCGCGAGGCTCATAAACTTTTGGGAACCGGTGGCTGATGCGTCTCGTAATGGTTTCGGCGAGAGCATGGACACGGTGCGGGACACGATAAGATTGGGACAGCGTATCGCTGCTACCGGGCAGATTTATAAGATGCCCCACGTCTGCGCCATTCCATCTGAAAATCGCCTGATCGTCATCACCCGCAGCGTACATGCGGTCTGAGTGGTCCTCCAGAATATGGGCCATATCCCATTGCAACGGGGAAAGGTCTTGTGCTTCATCCAAAAAACAGATTTTGAAATGAGGACATAGATGCGCCCCGTGTTCAACAAACACTTCCAGCATGTCTGTAAAGTCATGTAATCCGTTGGCTGCTTTGTAGTCATTGAACGCGGTGGTAATGTAAGACACTTCGGTCCACGACACTAGCAAGTTACTTTCATCATACTGCTTGCGCACTGAAACTTTTCTTGCTCTGGACAGATGAAGTAACTCAAGAATGGGGTGCTGCGAAGAAATCCGTTCTTCTTCTTCATTTACCCTTACGTTCAAATCAACGCCAATATGGGTTGAAAGCTCCCGGTAGTGTTCATCATTCATCAAGTTTTCATTTCGAAGCCCGCTTAGCCGGTTGCCAAAGGAGTGCAGTGTTTGGAAAAAAACCAAATCATCCTTTGCACTCAAATCAAAACGCTCACATGCCCGCTCACGGGCTTCCCTAGCTGCTTTTTTAGTGAAGGCCAGAAAGGCAATCTGGTGTGGCTGAATGCCATCAGCAAGCGCCTTGTCCACCATGTCCAGAAGGCGGGTGGTCTTTCCGGTGCCGGGGGGTCCGAAGATGCGAAACATTTTAAGCCACGTTATCCAAATG